AGATTGGAAATTCAACAATGGCGGTAAAATGAAAGATTGGAAAGCGACTATCAGGAATTGGGAGCGGTTAGAGAAGAATCGGGAACAACAACAGAATAAAAAATCAGTTTTCGATGAAAATAAATTGACTTTTGATTAGAGAGCGGAAAAATGACAGAAAAGAAATTAAACACTTTATTTAAAAAGTTCTTGAAAAAAATAAAAAAAATTATGTAAATCGCTTGACATTATATATTACACAGTGTAATATATAACTATAAGATTAATGAAGACCTTGAGAAATCAAGGCAAGGAAAAGAAAATGACAAAGGCAGAAATCGTAAAGAAAATTGAAACTTGTAAAACTATAAAAGATTTGAAAAAACTTGATGAAGAAACAAAAGAAGCAATGGATAATTTTGATTTTTCAACTTTTATGGAAATCGGAAAAATTTTTTTGAATAAACAACTTGAATTGATTTGACAAAAAAACAAAAATCTCTTGCCATAATCGGCAAAGGTTTTTTTAATTAAACAAAGCCCAGCGGTCGGGATAAAGACTGCAAGGAAAAAATTATGACATTGACAGAAGCAAAAAAAAGATTTTCAGGTTTTACAAGATTTCACAATTCTATTGTTGAAGACAAGTACAAATGCAAAAAAGCCGTATTATGGCAGATATACGGCGAAGACTTGATGAATACAGGTTGTATCGAAATATCAAGTTACGAAAGCAAAGACAACCGTCCGCATATGTGGAGTTAAAAAAAATCTTTTACGAAGATTTTCAATAATGCAGAAAAACACTTTTTTATAAAGTGTTTTTTATTTTGATTCAGGAATAAAGAAAATGGGAAATGATTTTCAGGCAAAGACAGAAGCGGAAAGAGAATTTAAAAAAGTGTTTGAAACAATCAATTATGCGAAAAACCGTTATGAAGTTTTTTGTGATTGGTTATTATGTTCAGCACTTAGTTTTTCACAAGTTTGTCATTTTGATGAAAACCGGGAAAAGCGATATTTAGAAATTGTTAAAAAGTATAGCAAAGAAGATTTACAGAAGTTTGCGGAATTATTAGCGATAACAACAAAAGCGTTTATGATTGGGAATTCCCCCTATTTTCAGGACTTCTTAGGAAATATTTATATGATTTGCGGTTTTGGAAGTTCTGCACAAGGGCAATTTTTCACGCCTTATACAGTATGTCAGGCAATGGCACGGATTCAGGGAACGCCTGAAAAAAATAAAATAATAACTGTTATGGATTGTGCAGTAGGTGGCGGGGCTTTACCTATTGCGTATGCAGAGCATTTATATAATAACGGCGTGAATTATCAAAGGAATATGCTATTGCACGCAACAGACATTTCAATTAATTCTTGTGCTATGTGTATGGTTCAATGTTCATTGCTTGGAATTCCGGCAATCATCGTTCACGGCAATTCACTAACGCTTGAAACTTGGGAAGTTTGGGAATCGCCAATGGTAGGAATTAATCTTGTTACAGAGCGATTAGAAGCACAAAAAAGAAACGGCGTTCAAAAAATCACTACTGAAAAAATTATTGAAAACACTTCACAGAATAAAGAAATAATCAAAAATATATCACAGAATGAAGTGAAAAAAATAATCGAAAGCAAGCAATTAGAATTCAGTTTTTAGGGGGTAAAAAATGACTTTAGATTTATACGAAAGAAACGCCTTATTTTGTGCGTTATTGGTTACAGAAAATGAAAATGAATTTGCATATATCTATTATCTTTTGACAAGTCGGAAAGTATCGGGAAGAGTGAAAAATGGGAAAATCTCACGACATATTCAACGCATTTTTAAAGATGTCAATTCAGAATATTACAATAATTATCAAAGAAATTATCAGAAAAAACGAAGAAAAAAATAAAAATATTTAAAAAAGTAGTTGACATATATTACAATGTGTAATATATTATATATATATAAAGATTGATGAAGACCTGAAAGAGTTCAGGCAAGGAAAAACAAATGAATTATTTTAATGATGTTACAACAATCGAAGAACTGAAAAAACTTTTCAAAAAGTTAGCAGTAAAAAATCACCCGGATATGGGCGGTTCAGTTGAAGTAATGCAAGAGATAAACAAGCAGTATAAAGAAATGCTTGAAAAACTTGCAATTTCATTCAATGCAAAAAACGAAGGTTCTAATCGTTTCTATGATTGGAAAAACGACAGATTCAGTGAAGTAATTGAAAAAATTATTCACTTTACAGGAATGACGATTGAAGTAATCGGTGAATGGATATGGTGCACTAATTCTTTTCAGTACAAAGAACAGTTAAAAGAATTGGGTTTTTGGTTTGCAAAGTCAAAAAAAGCGTGGGTATTCAACGGAGAAAATAAAAAGTTATATCGTGGGCACTATTCATTGAATCAGTTACGCGACAAGTTTGGTTCTGAAAATATTCAGACAACTGAACAGAAAAAAATAAAATAAAAAAAAGGCAAGTGAGAAAATCTCACTTGCTTTTTTAGGGAGATAAAAAAATGAAATTAAAAAAATGTCCGTTCTGTAAAGCGAAAATTCAGGAATATGAAATAGTTTATACCAAAGAAATAGGTTATGCTTTTCATCATTATTGCAATAAAAAAACAGAAGAACTTACATTGAATATCAGCGTATACGCAAAAACGCTTGATGAATTAATTAAGATATGGAACAAAAGAAAATTGTGGGGGTAAAATGAACTTTATTCAGGAAACTGACCGGGAGCAAGAATTTTTATGTCAGGAGCACGGTTTAAAATATCGCGGAAAACCGTTTATTCTTTTTGGCGTGGAGCGTGCTCCAATTTGTCCGTTATGTGAAAAAAAGTATGATGAACAAAAAGAGCGGGAAGAAAAGAAAGTGCAAGATGAAATTAAAATACAACGGTTCGGCAAGATGAACATTGAGCCGATATATTTTGATAAAAAGATATCGGACTACATTCCACAGAATGAAAGTCAGATGAAAGCACAAAATGCAATACAAAAGTTAATTGCAGATGAACTTAAAAAAGTCATCTTGCTTGGCACAAATGGACTTGGTAAAACGCTTTTAGGTTCTATTGCGGTCCAGGCGGTAGGCGGTGCGATATATTCAGCGTACGAAATAGGTTTACTTATCAGGGGTTCTTATAACAATTCAAGCGAGTTTGAAACGCTTGACCGATTGGCAAAGTTGCCTTTATTGGTAATTGATGAATATGAAAAATGTAAAACTTCTAAAGCGTCAAATGATATGTTTTCTTACATTTTTGATAAAAGACATTCAAGGGGGTTAAGAACTGCCTTACTGTCAAATTATCACCTGAAAAAATCTTGCAGAAAAGGCGGTTGTGATGAATGTTTTGAAACGCTTTTGACCAATGATTTAATTTCAAGGTTCAGGCAGAACGGCGAAATTATAGAGATGTACGGCGAAGATTATAGGCGAAAAAATAGGGGGTAAAAATGGGAATGACATATAGCGAGTATTCAAGTTTTTGCCATATTGCAAGAGCCGATTTTGAAAAACAGTTTTCAGAGTGTTCTTGTAAATATTGTGGAGAAACATTGACAGGCGGTTATTTTTGCAAGCGGTGTTTTTATGAAAACGAAATAGGAGATGAAGATGATTGATTTAAATAAACTTTCAGAAGAAGCATATACCACAGCTAAAAAGCGAGAAAAAAACGGTGCATTTATTCAGACAGGGCCAATGCAAATATTAAAACATTGTTCAGGCGAAGTAGTAGAAGCAGTAGAAGCGTATTGCGATTATTGCGAAAGTGTAAACAGTGATAATCTTGAAAAGTTTGAAAACGAGATTGCGGACATAATCGTTTGTTGCTTGATAATTTCAGGTTTAGGAATGATTGACATTGAAAAAGCCCTTAATCGGGTTATGGAGAAAAACAGATTAAGAGCGGAAAAGAAAGGGGATAAACTTTAATGGAATTATTGAAAGGTATTTTTTTAATTTTGGCAGTCGCTTTTATTTTTTCTATGGCGGTTGCGTCAGGTGTTTACAGTGGTTTGAAGATGTTTGAAAAAGATTTTTTTCAGCATATAAAATTTATTTCAGATAAGGAAAAAGAAAATGATTGTGAAGAAAACAAAATTCAATAATGGAAGAGAGATTTATAGAAAAGCCGGTTTTTTGGAAAAAGTGAAATACTATGAAGATGAGATTTATAGCATTGTTTTTTCTGTCGGAATGTTGGTTGTTACAATTTTCTATTTACAGGAATAATAAAGTTTTAAGTTTTTGAAAAATTACTTGTTTTCATTCTGTTTTCATTGTGAACGAATGAGCAAGTAATTTTTTTCAATTAGTTTATTTTTCGTAACTTTATTAAAATAATATTCAAAGGGGTTGATGAATGAGAAACAAGAGAGCGAAAGCAATAAAGGTTATATGCAGTCGCAAAAGAATAAAATCATTGCAGATTTTGTTACAGGCGAAAACAGGCAGATTCTAATTTTGTTTGCCATTGATGAAGTAAAAAAGTACAGACTGAAAAACAGAATTAAAATAGCATTTTCAATTTTAAGGGGTTCAAGATGAAAAGTACAAGCAAAGTTATTCAGGGAAAAACGGCAAGAAGAAACGGAAAAGAATTTGAAAAAATGCTAGATAACTATTTTTCATTCCTGAAAAAAATGAAAGTTGCTTGCATTGAAAAGACCCCTGAACCGTTCAGATATATAAAGCCGTTTGCGAATGGTGGGGGAATGTTTGTTGCAACATTCATAAAATCGGCACAGCCGGACTTTAAGGGGGTATTGTTCAACGGTAGGGAAATTGTATTAGAAAGTAAAAGCGTAAGTAATGACAGAATCAATTTATCAGCGTTGACAGACACGGAAAGAGAAGAACTTGTTTTACACGATGAAATGCACGCATTAAGCGGTGTAATAGTAAGGCAGAAAGAAACGGAAAAAATATTTTTATTTCCCACTTCTTTTTTTGTGAGAATGGAAGAACTTACAGGATATAAACACATTAAGTTTATCAATGCAGAGAAGTTTGAAATTACAGGAATTGAAAAAAATAGTGTTGACGCATTTTTGAAAATGAAAGAAATATTGCTTTTGACACCTGAACAATGTTATTTCAACTTGAAGAATCGGCAAAAATCAATATAATATTTCAAGGGCGGAAAAATGGAAAAATATATTAATTTAATTTTGCCCGCGATTTTTACGGCAATCGGTTCAGCAATAGGTGCGAGCGTGTACAAAATGGCAAGTAATGTTTTCAAGAAGAAAGATGAAGAGCAAAAAGCAAGAGATGAAAAGTTATTCCAAAAGATTGATAACATTCAATCTGAAATACAAATGTTATTAAGATATAACTTGCAACAGTCGGCAATAATTGGAACAATACTTGACGCGTTGAAAACGAATCATATAAACGGCAATATTGAAAGAGCGGAAAATCAACTTGAAAATGCACAATCTGAATTGAATAATTCATTGATTAAACACGCTACAAAAGGAAATAGCAATGACAGAAAATAATCTTGAAGAATCAAAAGAAGAAAAGACAGAAAAAAATAAACTTCATTCAAGAAAGTTTATTGTTTGGTTGGTTGCAACTGTTTTTATGCTTGGTTCAATAATTGCAAGTATAATAATTAAAAATGCAGATGTAGTAACAAGTTTTTCATCTTGGTGGGGATTAATATCTGTCTGTTATATCGGCGGTAATGTTGCACAAGATTTTATTTTCAATAAGGTAAAAAATGAAAGATGAAACTAAAAAGAAAATCAAAAATATTTTTATTTGTTTTGTTATTGGCATTGTGTCAGCCGTTACAGTCATTCTGTCAATCTTATTTAATAACAGAAGAGCAGTTAGCGGAATTGGGAAAGAACAACAACGAATTAATGACGGAATCAACGAACTTGAAGAAACAAGTGGACGAATTGAAAAAATCATCAGACGAAATGAAGAGATATTGCAGAAACTTAGAGAGCAAAAACAAGATGATTAAAACATTTTCTATTGTTGGCGTTTCAGTGTCTTTTGTTGGTGGTATTGTGTTAGGTTTTGGAATCTGTCAGGCAATCAATAAATAAGTAAAGGAATGATTTTTATTTTAATCGAGAAAGTAAAAATTGAAAAAATTAAAGGTGCAGAATATAATCCGCGAAAAGATTTACAGGAAACAGATAAAAAATATAACGAAATAAAAAACAGTTTAGAAACTTTCGGAATGTTAGAGCCGATAATTTGGAATAAAAGGACAGGTAATATAATAGGCGGACATCAAAGGTTTAAAATCCTGAAAATGCAAGGTGCAACAGAAATAGAGTGTAGCGTTGTAGATTTTGACATTGAAAAAGAAAAAGCGTGTAACATTGCATTAAATAATGTCAGCGGTGAATGGGATAATGAGAAACTTGACCAATTATTATTTGACTTGCAATATTCAGATTATTTAATGTCAGATTTTGGAATTGATTTAAAAGATTTTGAAAATGTTGAACTTCCTGAAGAAGAAAATCCTGAAGAAGAAAAAACTGAATATATAATTAAAATTGCTTTTGATAATTACAAAGATTTTGAAAAGATTGAAGAGAGATTAAAAAGTTTACTTGATGAAGTGAATGTAAAGGTTGCGGTTGCTTGAAAGTCGTAAAGGCAAGTAATAAACAAGTAAAGTATGCTTGTAAGTTTTTTCATTACGCAAAAAGAGTACCACAGAGAGCACACAGTTATTCAGTTTATAATGATAATAATGAATGGTGCGGTGTAATTGTTTTTGGTTTTGGTGCGAATCCTAGAATAGCAAGACCGTTTAATTTATGGCAAGGGCAAGTTTTAGAACTTGTAAGAGTTGCATTGAACGGAAAACAGAAAACTACAAGTAAAGCGTTATCAATGGCACTGAAAAAACTTAAAAAAGATAATCCACAGGTTAAAATAGTTGTCAGTTATGCAGACATTGAACAGAAACATTCAGGAATCATCTATCAGGCGACAAATTGGTTATATTTAGGCATTTACGCGGAAAAAATGAAACAAATTGAAATAAACGGAAAATTGAAACACAAAAAAAGCGTTTTTTCTACTTATGGAACGGCAAGCATAGAGAAATTAAAGAAAATAACAAATGGAACTATTAAAGAAGTCGGCGGTTTTGGAAAACATAAATATATATTCTGTTTTGATAAAAAAGAGCGAAAAAAATACGAAAAGATTAAAAAAGAATATCCAAAGAAAGAGAGTTAAAGACTTTTGAAACAAGCGTACATTGAACTTGAGAAAATAAGACGATTAAAGGAATCAAAAGAAAACGCAAAAACGATGTATCAAAAAAATAAATATGCAAAGAAAATAGAATTTTTGAAAAGAGAATTGAAGTTTTATTGCGACAATAAGGGAATTGACTTAAAAGACATATTCAAGTAAAAAGCATTGAAAAAATACGAAAACTATTTTAAAATACTATTCAGGTGTTAAAATATGGTAAAGACAGGCAGACCTAACGCGTGGGAAACAATAATTAAGCCGTCAATAGAAGACGGAACACTTGAAAAACTTGCGAAACAAGCCGGAATGACGAAAAGAAAAATTGCAAAAGCAATCGGCGTTTCTTATTCTGTCTTTATGCAAGCACAAAAAGACTTTACAGAATTACAGGACATATTTAAAAAAGCAAGAATCAGCAGAATGGAAGAAATCGAAGAGAGTGCAAAAAAAGAAGCGTTAGGGTATTGGATAACCGAAACAAAAACTACAAAACGAAAAGACGATAGCGGAAATATGGTTGCGACAGTTGAAGAGTTTAAGAAATGGTGCAGACCGTCAACGGCAATGCAGATTTTCTTAATGTGTAATTTATCTCACCAAAAGGGATATAAGGGCACAATTTACGAAAATGACCCGGCAAGAAACAAATTAAGGCGTGAAGAAATGGAAATGAAAAAAGAATTGAACAATGAAGATTGGGGGTAAAAAATGAGTATTTGCAGACGAATCGAAAAACTTAATCCAAAGTTGCAAGAGCGACTGAAGGCATTTTTAAAAGAATGTGAGATACAAAATATTAATGTTGCAGTTTTGGAAACTGTAAGAAGTGAAGAAGTGCAAAAAGCGTATTATGCACAAGGACGCGAGCACTTGGAAGATGTCAATGACCTTAGAAGAAAAGCCGGACTTTATGAAATTAGCGACAAAGAAAATAAAAACATTGTTACGAATTGCGACGGCGTAAAGAATAAAAGTAATCATCAGGCAAAGTCAGACGGTTGGGGTTATGCGGTAGATATTGGACTTGTAGACTATAAAGGGCGTGTCAGGTGGAACGCTCCACAATCTGAATGGGAACGAATGGGGAAACTTGCAGAAGAGTTTGGTTTAGATTGGGTAGCCGGTGGACGCGGTGCAATATGGGGTAAGGGTTGGGATAATCCACATTTTGAACTATTGGAAGATTAGAAGATGTTGACGGACTTTTACAGGGGTACAAAATGGCGAGCGTTACGCAAAAGATTGATGTTAGAGCGTGTCAGCGTTGACGGCGTTTTATATTGCGAATATTGCCATAAGCCGATAACACAATCGAATAGTTGTATCGGACATCATAAAATACCGTTGACCGTTGACAATGTGAATGAATGGAACATTGCCTTGAATCCTGAAAATGTTCAGTTAGTACATTCAAGATGTCATAACTTAATACACGAGAAGTTAGGACTATTGCAACAGAAAGTTTATATTGTCTATGGCAGTCCTTGCAGTGGAAAAACTTATTATGTCAACAATGAGAAGGGAAACAAAGATTTAGTTTTTGACTTAGATAATATATGGCAAGCGTTGACCGGGAATGAAAGATATAAAAAAGTTGATGTTTTGAAACCTATTATATTTGCAGTAAAAGATACAATCTACAATTCAATTCAATTCAGACAAGGGCAATGGCAAAATGCGTGGGTAATTGGAACATTGTCATTTATTAAAGACCGTGAATTATTATGTCAGCGACTTGGAGCGGAACTCATTTACATTAAAGCGACAAAAGAACAGTGTTTGAAAAATCTTGAAAATGATGAAAAAAGAAAAGATGTATATTCAGAATGGAGCAAGTACATAACAGAATGGTTTGAAGATTTTCAACAGGGGGAAAATGATTTTGAAATCAATTCAGATGAAGTTTTTGAAAAAATTATTTTTTAAGATGAAAAAATCTTTTGAAAAAGGTTTTTTGAAAATAAAATGTAACTCCCCCCACTTTGAAAAATTGGGTTTTCAAAAATCTAACTGTGTGTCGGACTTTTCTTTTGCACAGACCACAAAATTCAGATTTTTATAAATGAATCTGAAACGATTTAGAAAAGGTTTTAGGAATATGAACGAAAAAGAAAAAAGATTTAATCAGTTATACGATTTTATAAACTTATCAGATGAAACAATGGCGAAAACATTAAAGCCGACAATAGAAATGGTTTGCGACTTAGAAGAAAAATTAAAAGAATTGCAGAATCGGCCGTTTATTTTGTATAGCAGAAAAAATAAAGCAATTTCAAAAGAAACTCCTGAAAGTAAACTTTATAAAAGTTTGTCGCAGATTTATGACAATAAAATTAAAATCATAATTAAAGCAGTGAAGAAAAATAATTCCCTTGACGATGACGGACTAGAAGAGTTTTTGAATAATTGGAGAAACGGCGAGTAATGGACTTTTTACAAGAGTATACAGAAAAAGTTTTTTCAGGGGAAATCATAACAGGAATTGAAATTAAACGAATGTTGAAAATCCTGAAAAAAGACAGAGAGAATGAAAAATATATTTTTGATGATTTTTATGCACAATTAAGAATAAAGTTCATTGAAACATTCTGTATTCAGGGGAAAGCCCCATTCTATGGGAAAACACCAAAGTTGATGTTATGGCAGAAAGCATTTTTGACGGCGTTATATTCTTTTTATCGCAAAGATGAAAACGGAAATAAAGGAAAATTGCGTTTTCAAAAAGCACTGCTATTAATTGCAAGGAAAAACGGAAAATCAGCGTTAGCAAGTTTTGACGGTTTTACTGAATTGGCAATCGGGGAAGGTGGGCAATTTATTTGTTGCGCTTCAAATGATGATAAACAGGCAAGTTTAATTTTCAATGAAGTAAAAGGATTGTCAAAACGATTTGAAAAGACCCCTAGACGATTCCATAATAATTTATCAATCGTCAAGAATAATAAAAATGACAGTGAAGTTTTCAAAATGTCAGCACGAACGAGAGATAAAGACGGACGGCAAATTTCTAAAGCGTTTTTAGATGAAATACATAATGCAAGAGATAATGATTTGTATATGTCAATTTGGCAATCTATGAGTATTGCAGAAGAGCCGTTATTGATGATGTTGACAACAGAAGGTTTTATTACAGGCGGTTTACTTGACAAGGAATTAAAAGAAGTCAGAGCGATATTAAACGGCGAGATTGAAGAAGATAGTTATTTAGCGTTTCTTTATACGCAAGACAGTGAAAATGAGATTTGGCAAGATGAAAATACTTGGTTAAAAAGTAATCCGTCTTTAGATGTTGTAAAAAAGCGTGATTATTTAAGAAGCAATTTGAATAAATCAAAACTTGACAAAGAAACGCGAATGCACACTTTATGTAAAGACTTCAACATTCATCAGAATAATGCACAAGCGTGGTTGATGTATGAAGATTATACATATAACGCAACTTTTGACCCTGAAGAATTGCGTGGCGGTTATGCTATTTGTGGCGTTGACTTGTCGAGTACAACAGATATGACGGCAGTAAAAGCCATTGTGATGAAACCTGAATCAAAAACGGTTTATGTAATGCAACAGTATTTTATCCCTGAAAGAAAATTGTTTGATAGCGATGATAAAACTACAGGTGCAAAATATGAAGAATGGGCACAATCAGGATATTTGACAATTCATAGTGGAAATGAAGTTGAAGTCGATAAAGTTGCAGATTGGATATATTCACTTTATGAAAAGTATAATATTCAGGTGTTCAAATGCGGTTATGATGTCAGGCTTTCAAAAAGTTTTGTTAGTCGAATGAATGAATTATTTGGTTCTGAAATCTTGGAAGTTATTCCGCAAGCGTCAAAGTTTTTGTCAGAGCCGACAAAATTACTTGAAGCCGACTTGAAAGCAAGGTTAGTAAATTATAATAATAATCCGATTGATAGGTGGTGCTTTTCAAATGCACAAATTAAACTTGACCAATTTGGCAGAATAATGATAATTAAAATACAGGAACAGGCAAGCAGACGAATTGACGGAGCAGTGGCGTTGATTATTGCGTACGCAACTTTACGAATGTACAAAAATGAATATAATGAGATAATACAGGGAACAGGGCGGAAAAATGGGAATAATTAGCAAGTGGAAGAAAAGAGTGCAAGAAAGAAAATACGGTTTAATTTTGCATAATGACAGACCTATTTTTAATAGTTTTGGAAAAAACATTTTTGCAAGTGATGTTGTGCAATCGGCAATAAAATGTATTTCAGACGAATTAATTAAGTGTCAGCCAATGCACATAAAACAGGACGGCAGAACAATAATTCAACAGAAAAGCGATATTTCAAGAGTTTTAGAAAGTCCGAACGATTTAATGACTTGTAGCGACTTCATCTGTAAGATTGTTTATTTGTATATGACACAATCTAATGTTTTCATTTTTCCACAGTATGAAACATATTCTGAAAATGGAATCAGTCAAAAAAGATTAGTTGCATTATATCCCTTGAATCCGTCAACAGTTCAATTTGTCGAAGATGATAAAGGAGCGTTATTTGTAGACTTTACATTTTCAGACGGTTCAGAAACCGATTTAATCCCTTATGACTATTTAATACACTGGAGAAAAGATTATACGGCGAATGACTATTTAGGGGGAAACAGAAACGGCAGAGCCGATGTAGAAAGCCTTTTAAAAATCCTGAATATTAATAATACATTGATTGAAAGTTTACCTAACGCAATTAAAAGCAGTTATTCAATTAATGGCGTTATGAAGTATGGTTCTGTTTTGTCTATGGAGAAACAGAAAGAAAATCTTGACAAGTTTAATCAGTTATTAGACAACAACAAAAGCGGAATTGTTTCCGTTGATATGGGCGGCGAGTTTATTCCAATTTCAAAAGATATAAAATTGATTGACAATGATACATTGCGATTTATCAATGAAAAGATTTTGCAGTTTTTTAAAGTTCCATTGTGTATTTTACAGGGTGATTTTACTACAAGTCAGCACGAAGCATTTTTACAAAATACGATTGAGCCATTAATCGTTTCACTTGGGCAAGCGTTCACAAAAACACTGTTTTCAGGGCGTTCAAGTTTTGGTTTTGGTAATAAAGTTGTTTTTTATTTTGACAGAATAGAATCAATGAGTACAGAGCAGAAAATTAAAATCATTCAGGAACTTGGGGGGCGTGGAGCGTTGACGAATAATTATATGTTGTCAATGTTCGGAATACCGCCTTATGAAAACGGTGATGTTCGTTATATGTCATTGAATTATGTTGATGTAAATATTGCGAATGAGTATCAAATGAACAGGGCAAAAACTGAAAATGTAAATAATACTGATTTTGAAAACAAAGGGGGAAACGATGAAGAAAATCAATAAAAAAGACAGTGCGGAAAAAAGGGCGTTTTTTGGTTTAGAGTTTAGAGCCGATGAAACGCAAGAAACAGAAGAAAAGGGAATTGTTGACGGTTACGCAATTATTTTTGAAAATAAGACAGATATTTGCGGAATGTTTGCGGAAATCATCAGAAAAGGAGCACTTGAAGAAACAGATTTAAAAGATGTACCTTTACTTGTCAATCACGATTTAAATTGTATTCCGGTTGCAAGGAGTAGACGAAATAACGGCAACAGTACAATGACCTTGACAACGGATAAAAAAGGACTTAAAATTCACGCAGAACTTGACAGAAAGAACAATCCTAGAGCGAGCGAATTATATTCAGCAGTTAAAAGGGGTGATATTGACGGAATGTCATTTATGTTCACTGTCAAAAGTGAAGAATGGGAAAATGAGAAATCAGAATACCCCACACGAATAATTACGGGCATTGACAAAGTTTTTGAAGTATCGGCGGTTACATTCCCGGCATATAAAGACACTTCTATTGACGCTAGGGCAATGGATATTGAACAAGCAGAAAAGATTTTGGAGAAAATTAAACGCAATGGAAATTGTGAAGAAGTGAACAAAGATGAAAGGGAAAGACTAAAGACGCTTATAGAAATTAATGCAAATGTTTAATTAAAAGGAGTTTTCAAAATGAAAAAGAAACTTGCAGAATTAAGAGCGAAAAGAGCAGAATTGCTTGAAAAGTCAAAAAGAGCGGAAATCTCAAATGAAGATTTGAAATCAATCTTAGATGAAATTCAGAAAATCAATGAAAGCATTGCACTCATTGAAGAAATCTGTAATGCAACACAGGAAGAGCCGACACAAGATGAACCGACAGAAGAACCGATAGACAACGGCACAGATGAAAACGAGCCTGGAAGTTCAAGCCGTTCAAAACGGTTCAATCCGATTTTTACGCAGTCAAAAGACAATGTAAAAACAGATGAAGAAAAAAGAAGCCTTGAATATCGTAAAGCGTTCAGAAATCTTGTAACAAGAAATATTCCAATTCCTACAGAATTGCGAGATTCTACACAGTCTACAGATGTAGTCGATGTTATCCCTGAAAACTTAATTGCGGAAATCATCGACAAGTCAAAAGATGTAGGAATGATTTTTGAACAGGTTCAGCATACTTCTTACCCGGTAGGACAGGAAATTCCTATTGCCAATTTCAGACCGACGGTTCAGTATGTTGCGGAAGGTTCAGGAAGTACAACACAGAAAGCCGGAACAACTAACGGTAGAATTAAATTCAGCCATTATAAAGTTGATTGTCGTATTGCTTGGACAGAAGAAACCGATGTAATGACCCTTGATGTTTGGGAAAATTATTTTGTTGAAAAAGTAGTCGAAGCCATTATGTATTGGAAAGAAAACGAAATCATCAACGGTTCAGGAACTTCCGCAATTACAGGCGTATTATCACAGACACCTGAATTTGCACTTAAAAAAGATGTTTTGACTTATGCAGACTTGCTTGAATTTGAAGGCAATTTACCTTCAAGAAAAGACGGTGCAAAATGGTATATGTCAAAGAAAACATTCTTTAATACATTTAAGTCAATCCTTGACGATAACGGAAACCCGGTTGCAAGTTTGAATCAGGGAACAGATAAAAAGATTGTTGCGAATATCTTAGGGCGTGATGTTGTTTTCGTTGATGAATACTTACCTAATCACAATGGTTCAGGCGTAAAAGAAAATGATGTTACGGCATTTATGTTTGATTTCAAAGATTATGTATTCAATGAAAACTATAATCTTGGAATGAAACGCCGTGAAAATTGGGATACAGATGATAAAGAGATGAAAGTTGTTTTTGCTTGCGACGGAAAACCGATTTATACAGATAGTTTAATCGTTTTGAAACGAGCGACGGCGATTGCGTAAGGTGGTTATAAGATGACCGTAATTGATGAATTGCAATGTTTAGAGTATGTCAAGAAATCTAATCTTATTACAGGTGATTATCTTGACGAAATGATTTTACTGAAAATTAAAGAAGTTAAAATCTTTATGTTTTTGAGTGGAGTTGATGAAACTATTGTTAATTCAGATATTGCGGTTGGAACTATCGCAATAGGTGTAAATGACTTGTTAAGTCCACAGGGCACAGGCGGAAGTCAGAAACTGTCAGAATACTTTTTACAGCGAGTATACCAATTAAGATGAAAAGGGTGGTAAAAAATGTTATATCCGACAATGGCAAGCAGAATGTTTACCCCTTGTAAAATCTTAAAATGCGAGTATCAAAACAATAAAGGGCAAGTGAAAAAAACATTTATTGAAAGTGATAAAGTTTTTTTCATTGCGTTTTCTAATTTTCAGGGAACGGAAAACATAAAAGACGGCATTATTTCCATTATGGAAACAGCAAGCGTATGTATGCACTTCAATTCAGAAATTAAGGCGAGCGACAGAATAAAGTTACTTGAAGATGATTCTGAATGGGAAATAATCAACACCCCTGAAAATTGGAATATGCAGAACGCTTTTCTTTTGTTTAAAGTATTAAGAGTTAAGGGCGGTGCATAATCTTGAAAGTGACATTGAAACTTGAAAGCGGTTTTGAAGATTTAATTACAAAACTTGCAAAAAAAGGAAAATATGTTGACGGAATAGTTAGAAAAGCGTTAAAGGAAAGTGCAGACATAACGCAAAAAGAAATCAACGAAGAAGCGAAAAAGCATAACTTCACAGGTTTAATGGCAATGACTGAAATTAATCCGACAATCGAAGAAGTTAAAAATCGTGCGTACCGTGTAAAAGTTGGTTTTGATATGGACATAAACGAAAAGGGAGCACTTCACGCAATTTTTCTAAACTATGGAACACCGAAAAGAAAGGTTCACGGAACTGTTAAAAGTACAAGATTTTTTACAAAGGCAATTTCAAGAACGAAAAAAGACCGTCAGGCAATTCAGGAGCGAATTATTAAGGAGTTGGGAAATTGAAAACGATAACGGAAATTAGAGAAGAACTTTTTAATTTACTTGAAGTTTTTCATTTACCGATTTACTTACAGGGTTCTATGAATGAATCGGAAATCTATCCTGAATTATTCATAACTTATTTTATTCCTGAAGTTGACGATGTAGAACATTTTGACAATGAGCCGTTTTTGACTTCTTACACAATCGAAGTGGCAGTATACGGAAACGACATTGACAGAGTAGACGAATTGACAAGTCAAATTAAAGCATTGCTTAAAAGCGGTGATTTTAATCTTGTTGTAAGCGGTGATGTTCAAAGTGATGTACAGACACACTTGGGCATTATGCAGAGATTTATAAAATTAGCATAGGAGAAAAACAGATGAAAGCGTATCGTGGCGTAGATAAGTTTTTTGTTGCAGAAGTTTTGAGCGACAACGAAAACGGAATTGAATACGGTAAACCGTATAATGTAACGGCGGTTCAGCATATTACAAGGGAAGACCCGGAAGAAAGTGCAAAGGTATATGCAGACAATAAAGCAATGATTGTCGTAAAAGGGGAAGGTTCTCCAACGGCAACATTTACAACTTTATGTCTTGACCCTAAAGACCTTGCAAAACTGTTAGGACATTCTGTTAAAGGTTCAGCAATGATTGCAACGAACAGACCGATTGATAAATATTTTGGCATTATGTACCGACTGAAAAATTCAGACGGCACTTTTGAATATGTTGCGATTGCAAAAGCAAAGTTCAACGCTCCTTCAGAAGATGTAGAAACTGAAAATGACGGAACAGATGTTACATTAATGGAACTGTCAGCGAATCTTGTTTCTACTGTTTTTGAATTTGAAGTTGACGGCAAAAAGTCAGCGTATAAATATTTGAAACTCAAAGAAGATGAAGGAGAAGATTTTTCTACTAACTTCTTTAAAGAAATGCAGACCCCGGCAACGATTGACACAGTAGGCGGCCAGGTTGAAGAAGTTACGGCAACTTATGCAGACGGAAAAATTACGCTTGCGACAAAGACACCGAACGCAGAAATCTATTACACTGTTGACGGAACAGAGCCGACAGTTGAATCAGCGAGCCTTTACAATCTACCGTTTGAAGCAAGCGTCAGCAATGAAATTAAAGCAATAGCAGTAAAGGGAAATTACTCACAGTCTGAAACATTGATTTATGAAGTAGTTTAATAATAAGGGGGTGCAATACCCCTTTATTATGATTTTGAAAAGGTGGTTTTTTAAATGGTGCGGTTCTATCGTGGTTGCGATTTGTTACTTTTTGCAGAAGTCAAAAATGATACTAAAGATTTGTATTCAACTGAAAAGCCTGAAAGGCTTGACGCGTTATGCAGTGTATCGCTCCCGGCAAGTAGAACCGTAACAATCATTTACAAAGACGGCGAGCCGTTTAATCTTGTAGGGCAACGGAATGACGCAACTATTTCAATAAAGATTCCGTCTTTAGATGAAAGATTAAGGGCGTATTTATTGGGGGAAAAATCAGACGGCGATTATTTTATTGACACAGGAAAAACTGGCACGCCGTTTTTTGCGTTAGGTTTTAGACTGAAAAATTCAGATGAAACTTATAAATATTATTGGTTCAATAAAGGCGTTTTTTCATTCAATGCAAGAAGCGTAAACACAGAGCAAGGAACGGAAACGGCACAAGAAGAACTTGTATACACGCCGATTTTGACCAATAAATTATTTAATGGCAAGCCGTGTAAAAGCGTTTCTGTAGATAGTTTTACGACAACACACAACATTAATGAGAAATCTTGGAGCAGTCAGGTTTGGACGCCTGAAACATTTTTTGATGTTGCAAGTCCACTTATTTATCCTGAAAGTGATACTGTAGAAGTAGGGGAATTAATCACGATAACAGGCACGGACGAAATTAATTATAAGGTAGTTGCGGAATGAAAACTTTAAAATATGTAATCCCTACAGAATATGTACACAAAAAAATTAAAATCATTGCAGAATGTTCAAGAAGTTGCGGTAAAAAATCGAAACCGATTGAAAAAACATTGCTTGTAAACTGTAAATGTAATGATGTTCTTATTCCTAGAGATGAAAACGGAAATATAAAACTTGTTAATCAAAAATTAATCCTGAATACAAAGTTAGAAAAATGTCAGTCTTTGAAATATAGCGTAAATTATGGGCAATATTGGCAAGATATTAAAGACAATATTTTAGACCTTAAAGGATATTCAGGGGTTATTCCAATTACTATTGGTATTTATTGCGATGTTTTAGAAACTATAAGAGAAGTTGCAAAGTTTAATCTTAATGTAGAATCGTTTACAGTTCAGATTCCTTTAATAAACGGAAATACTGTTGGAGATGAACTTGTACCGTCAACGAATCCGTTAATAATTACTGTTGATATTGGCGGTAGTTTTGTTGCAGATGAATTATATTATTCTATTGACGGTTCAGACTATGAGAAAGCAGACAGTTTACATTTTGAAACATTTTTATCTGTTGGAAATCACAATGTAAAAGCATATAGTTTATATAACGGAATGAGAAGCGATGTTGCAGAACGAAACATTATAGTTAAAGAGATTAATATTTTAGGTTCAAGCAATAATGATGTGTTGCGTGTAAAATCAGACAGTAACAATGTTTTAATGATTAATAATTAATTAAAAGGTGGTAGAAAATGGCAGAGAACTTGACAACGGAAAACTTGAAAAGTGCAAGCAATCTTACAGTTATATCAGAAATTACAGATGATGTTTCTGTTATTTGTGCAGAAAGCGACACTTTAAAAACATTCCCTTTAAAATCAATCAATAGGGAAGAAATAAACACAATCAAAACAGACTTGGAAGAAATAAAACCGAAGTGCGAAAAATATAAACAGAATTATTCCTATAACGATTTAGGGGTATATATCACAGGAGCACACAATTACGGCGTTATTGTGTCGCAAGGTGGAAGATTTACGGCAGATGTTTCTTACAATAGCATTACTTATTTTATTGATGTTTTGTTTGAAGCGAAAAACGACAATCTTTACGCGAGAGTATTAAGCAATAACTCACCTTTAAGTATTTGTCAGGTAACGGACGAAAACGGACTTAATCAATTCTATTTGATGAATAAAAACGGAACGGGCATTTATACTTTAAATGTATTGCAGTATTCAGATTTTACTTTAAACGAAAACATTAAATTAAGTGCAAATGTCAGCAATGATTATTTCAAGCCGTTTACTGTTATCAATCCGATAGATGAACCGCCAGTTGTCGCTGGCTCATATTCTCTTAAAGTTGAAGTTACGCAAAACGAGAATTATTCTTATCAGGTATTAAATCAGTACTCACCAAAGACTATTGAAGTGGGTACAGATGTTATAAGGGTTGAAATCACCGATTCAGTCGGAGCGACAAAACTAACTTTATTGCCGGGCGAAACAAAAACCTATTCAGGAACTGAATACAGTTTTATAGACGGAGTAGTTACTTCACAACATTCTTGGTACAATGAGGGAATGAAAACTTATAAATTAGTTTACAAAGAATTGTCTTATAAATGGAATGTAAACTAGTATTTAAAACCGTTTTTCACTATAATCAAAAAAAAACTATAGGAGCGTAAAAAATGATTGAATTAAAAATCAAAACACCGACAGGCGAAAAAGTTTACAGTGCAGATGATATTTCATTTGGAGCGTTGGAAGAATGTATTAAACTTGAAAACGCAAAAGACAATGAAGCGTTAAAAGCGTTTCCGCAGATTGTAAAACTTATTTTTCCTGAAATCACAGATGAAGAAATTAAATACTTGGGTTTACGGCAAGTAATGAAACTTGTTACTCAAGATATAAAAGAGTTGATGAATCCGATTAATGAAGCGGTAAAAAACTAGACAGGGGGAACGGTGCAAAGGGTGAGCCGTTACCCCTTTATGATGTATTGTTTGAATTTACTTGTCAGATTTGCAAGGAATATCAGGCAATGACACCCCTATCAGTAAGGCGAGAGAGTGCAAGAGAGATGTGTATTTTCATAGCAAGGTTTATTTCCAAAGGTTCACGACTGAAAAGCAACACAGGGAAAAACGGCGAGCCGATTAAAGTAGGAAATAAAGTTTTCTATGAAGATAATTCAGGAAATTGGGTTTTTTAATTTTTAAAATAATAAGGTGGTACAAAATGGGTAGAAACAAAAATGAATTAATTAAACTTGCAGAGAAAATCACAGGTTCAAAATGTAAAGATGTTTTGACTAAAAAAGACGCGTTGAAGAAAATTGCGTGTCATTATTTAGGGGAAGAAAAAGAATTTTCAAGCATTGCAGACTGTCTTGAATGTATCGTTGAACACGGTGCGAGCGGTGGCGGTTCAGGCGGTGGTGATGAAGATAAATTACTATGTTTCTATCTTTACACTGGAAGAACTAACGCTTGCGTTGTTTATACGGATAAACAGGCAAGCAAAATAAAATATGGAGATTGGAGCGGATATATTGGTGAAATGACACCTATTGCAGACGGACATTTATTTTTTACCAATACAGATTTGACTTTATATCCAATTGATGACCAAATGGCTTGTTGTCAGTTAGTATATGCAGATGATACTACCGAAGATTTAAGGGGTAAGTTTATTCAAGTAACAGAATAATTTTTTATTTCCTTATGTGAAACATTGAACACAATCAACTTGAAAGGGGGTTAAAAAATGCCAGACGCGATAGGCACAAGTTTATACATAGATTATTCAGATTTTGCAACAGGAATCGCAGAAGCGAACCGATTAATCAAGTTGAATGAGCAGAAGTTCAAAACGGCAAGTGCAAGCCTTGACGATTGGAGCAAAACAAGTAGCGGTTTGGAGATGAAAATAAAATCTCTAAACACTACTATTGAACTTCAAAAGGGCAAAGTATCGGCACTTGAAAAAGAATATGAAAAAGTAAAAAAAGAAAAAGGCGAGAATTCAAAAGTTGCACAAAATTTAGCATTAAAACTTGAAAAGGAAAAAACGGCACTTGCAAAGTCAGAAAAGGAAGCGAGCAACTACACAAAGAAACTTGACGATTTAAAAAAGGGTACAGATGAAAATGCAAAGTCAAGCGGAAAGTCAGAAAAGGCGACTGAAAACCTTACAAAAGCCGTAAAGAAAAACGCAAGCGAAAGCGATAAAGGAGCGAAGAGCAATAAAGGTTTAGGCAGTGCGTTTTCATCATTATTGAAAGCGAATCTTGTAGCGTCCGCAATAGGAAGTTTGACAAGAGCCGTTGGCGGTATGGTTACTTCATTCTTGGGAGCGAGTGAAGAAACGAAAGAATACCGAATGAATATGGCGAAAGTTGAACAGACGGCGAAAACAATGGGCGTTTCTGTCGATGAAGCAAAAAAAAGTATGCTATCAATGGGAGCAATTTCAGGCGACTTGGAAGCGTCCGGCGAAGCCGTAAACAATCTTTTAGCAAGCGGAATAAAAGGCGAAAACCTAGATAAAATTACTCAACAATTACAGGGTGCAAGTATCAAATGGAAAGATACCTTGAAAATGGAAGGTATTGCAGACGGTTTACAGGAAACGCTTGCAACAGGTTCAGCGACAGGGCAATTTGGGGAATTACTTGAGCGTGGCGGAAAAAATCTTGATGATTTTAATGCAAAACTTGCAAATTGCAGTACAGAAGCGGAAAAACAAAACTTAATAATGACTGAATTATCTTCTATGGGTTTAGAAGATATTTCAAAAGGTTATAAAGAAGCGAATAAAAACCTTTATGAAGCGGAATTAGCACAATTAGAATATAACGACACAATGGCACAAGTGGGAAGTGCTTTTGAGCCGATTAAAACGGCATTTACACAATTAAAAACGGCGACATTGTCGAGTTTTCTTCCGGCAATTAAAACAGTTGCAAGCGGAATAACTGAACTTGTACACGGTTCAGCAGACGGACTTAAAAAAGTAGTCAGCGGTTTTGTAAATGCTTTTAATACAATCAGGGCAAAAGTTGTTTCAATTGGTACAAAGATAATTCAAAGTGCGGTGCAGATGTTGCCGTCAATTTTAAACAAATTACAACAGGCGTTCCCTTTAGTAATATCGTTAATTGTCGATTATTTGCAATTGGCATTGATTAAACTGAATATCTTTTTGCGAAGTGCACAGGACTATTTACCGTCATTCTTTTCTAATATTCTGTCAGCGATAACAGACGGAATAGGGCAATTAATAGGTGCATTGCCGTCAATGCTTTCCAATGTTACGGACATTGTTTTTTCACTTTTAAATACTGTTGTAAAAACATTGAAAGAATGGGTACCTAATCTTATTCAGTCAGTAGCAGACGGAATCGGACAATTAATTGAAACTCTTCCTGAATTGTATTCATCATTTTTTGATAACTTGGGAGAGTTTGCAGAAAATATTTTTGATTTTGTTACAAGTACAATTCAGAAAATCGGGGAAATCGTTCCTGAATTAATCGGAAAATTGGTTGATAATTTACCGAATATTTTAAACTCAATCGTCAACGGTTTAGAAAACTTTTTACCAAAGATTGTGAACGGTGCAACAAAGATGTTCAACGGACTTACTCAAGCGTTGACAAAGATTTTACCGACACTTGCAAAAAATCTACCTAAAATTATTGATACGATTATTACGGCGATTAAAAACGGAATCCCGGTTGTATTGGAAAATGCAATTACATTGTTTAAAAATATTGTTGTAGGTTTAATTAAGTTTATACCAACACTTGTAAAGAGTTTACCACAGATTATTTGGGCAATCGTGGAAGGCATAGGGAAACTTGCGTGGGAAATAATTAAACTTGGTGGCGATTTATTAAAATGGTTGTGGGAAGGCATAAAGTCGCTTGGTTCTTGGTTAGGTGAGAAAGCGTCCGGCGTTATTGATTGGGTAACAGACGGACTTACAGGAGCATTTTCAAAAATAACCGAAGTTGGAAGTAATCTTGTAGAAGGACTATGGAACGGAATTAAAAACGCGAAAGATTGGGTAATTGAAAAAATTAAAGGTTTTGGCGATAGCGTTTTACAGGGGTTAAAAGACTTTTTTGGAATACATTCACCGTCTAAAAAGACGGCGGAAATGGGTAAATATCTAGGGGAAGGTTTAGCCGTTGGAATTAATGACAGTACAAAACAAGTTAATAAAGCGTCAAAAGACCTTGCCAATAGTGCACTTGACCCTTTAAAACAGTCAGAAGCCGATTTACAATCTGTTATTGATGATAAACAAAAGCGACTTGCAGAAATCTTAGGTTTAAACGATGTTTCAGCGGTTCAAGATGATACTTACAATACAGGTGCAGACATAGGGGAAGCACTCAAAGACGGAGTAAAGGACGGAGCGAAAAACACAGGAAAAGAAGTTGCGAATGGCATTGCAAAAGGTTTAAACGACAATGCGAATACGGCATTAAACGCATTGAACGGAATCATTCAGGCAATGGGAAGCGTTAATTTTCAGGCGTCAGCGGAAGAGATAGGGTGGCAGATAGGTTCTATTGTTGTTGACGCTATAGGAACTGTTTTACAGGCGTGCTATGGTGCTATCGGTTCACTTGTTGGAAACTTAATTAAGATGATTTACAACATAATTAGGGGAAGTGTAACCTCTCAAAGTGATGTTGCAAGCACGGTTCAGACAAGTATTTCAAGCAGTGTAAAAAAAGCGTCAAGCGGTTCAAGCGGTTCAGGGTATTCTGTACATTACAATGATGAACAATACAAGAGTATCAGCGGAGCAATGACAGGAATTAATGACAGTATCGCAAGCGATAGACAGGAACGGCAAGGGCAGTATATAATTCTTAATCAGACGAATACAAGCCCTAAAGCGTTAGACAGTGCAGAGATTTACAGGCAATCGAATAAAGCCGTTAATCTTCTTGCTATGAAAGTAGGTTGATGATGTACACTTTATTTTATAAAAACAGAAATAATGAACTAATTGACTTGTTCAACATTCCAGATTGTATAGTTACGAATGTAACAGGTTTGGGAATGGTGGGAAAAAACGGAACATTTTCAAAAAGAGCCGATATGGACGGCGAAGAGTTGCAAGCGTTGACTTACGATAAAAGAACTATTCAAATTTCCTATAGGTTAATCGGTGGGCAAATTGGAAATCAGGCAGTCAGGCGTTTCATTTATAATCTTTTCAGTGAGAAAAAAGAAAAAAGACTTTATTATGTTGACGAAAAATTAAAGGTTTATACAAATGTAATTGTTGAAGGCGTTGACAGTGTAATTTGGAGCAATACGCCGACAATCGTTGTTTCTATGCTTGCAAGTAATCCGTTTTTCAGAACGGAAGAAATTGAAAACACTGTTGAAACTGTTGACGGAAAATTGATTTTCCCTTTAGAAATTACAAGTCCGACTTCAAAAAATACGCTTTTTGGAAACATAAAACAGACGGCAGAATATACAATAATAAATGACGGACATATAGAATCACCGTTGCATTTTGTCTTGACTGTAAACAGTTCAGAAGTAGTTAATCCGACAATCCATTTAAATGGAATCGGTTTTTTTGGACTTAATAGAACTTTTGAAAAAGGTGATGAAATTCATATAATCACGAAAAGGGGAAATAAGACTGTTTTTGTTTATGACCGTGCAGAAATTACAGATTTATTTTCTTACATTTCAAGTGCTAGCCAATGGTTACAGTTGCAGACAGGCGAAAACAGTTTTTCTGTATCATCGGACACGGAAAACGCAAATGTTTCTTTAAAAATACTGTATGAAAAATTATACATAGGGGTTGAATGATGAAAATTGACCTAGTATATATTCACGATGAAAACACGCTTAAAAAAATCGGTTTGATAGATGATTTTACAAGTTTTGTTTGGAATAATAAATATTATGAAGCAGGTGATTTTGAAATCATTGTACCGTTGAATATTCACAATCTTAATTTGTTGAAAAGAAACCGATTTATTACACGCCCTGAATTAAAGGAAATTGCAATTATAGAAACTGTATCGGCATATTCACAGAATAACACGGAAGAAATCAAAATTACAGGCACAATGGCACAAAGTCTTTTGTCAAGGCGTGTAATTTGGGATAGTGTACTTGTCAACGGTGCGACAATTCCACAATTAAGGGCATTGATTAATAATAATTTAATCAATCCGAAAGATAAAAGGCGTTGTATACCTTCAGGAAGTCATGAAATATCTAAAGTAGGTAATTACATAGAAAAAGAAGATATTTATACGGCACAATTACAGAGTGTATCGGCAAATGCTTATGTTGAACAATGGCAACAAAAAGAAACGCCGACTAATACCGATTGGTACAATTTTAAAAATGAACAGATTTTGAATCTTGAAGAAAATGTCAGCATTGAAACAGAAGAGCCGACTTTTTCTATTGTTTTAGGTAATATGTTTAAAAATCCTAATACAAATGTTATCGACACTATAGAGAGTTTAGGAAACGGCGAATACAAGAAAATTAAAAGAGTTGAAAAAGATAATACTTTACACACTTATTTATTCAATCAGGTAAAAAACGGACAACTTGAATGGACTACCGAAGATTATAATACAATGTACAAAATAATGGCCGTTAAAGTTAAAACAAAGTTTTCAAGCAGTACTTTTTTTAATTGGTTCAATTTAAAGGCAGATGATGACGGAAATATTTCATTCCCGGTTTATTCTTGGGATAGTATGCTTGGAAGTTATTACGAAGATACAAGGGCAATCGTACCTAGAGCAACAAAAGCACTTGAAGGAAATGGTGCTTATTTAGTTGATTTTCTTGAAGTTTTTGACCCGGATAAAAGTAATACGCTTGTATATAGCGAAGAGTATGACGGAGACGGAGAAGCAACGGCACTAATGGCAAAAGGGTTAGCGTTTCAGTTATTGGGTTATAATGTTCGTTTTTGTTATTATTCCGCAGGAGTGCAATCGTTTTACGGATATATAAAAGACGGTTACGGTATGGATTTACATATACCGAAAAAAATAAAAGGTTACGCCCTTTATGATTTGGAAACACCGACAGAAACATTGATTAATCTGTCAGCACTTTCAAAAAGTGCGAGCGTATATAAATTAATGAATAACACTGAATTATCATCAGGGTTGATGTCATTCATTCTGTCTTATACTTCATCTTATAAAGCATTTTTAAACTTGGGTGTTTTTCCTAAAAATAAAGCAACAATCTATGAAATCGTTGACGGCGAAAACCTTGAAAGTTATGTTGAAGAGAATCTTCAAAATATGGGTTTAGGACTAAAAGCACGGTATGAAGAAAGCAATAATCAGATTTATTTAGATTTTTATTCAGGAAATAATTTAATAATGGAAAACGGAAAATTACGCCCGGTAATTTTTTCAAAAAATATGGACGCGTTGAACGGTTACAACATAACTGAAAGTAACAAGTCAAAATATACTGTTGTAAGATTGAAAGCGAAAGACGAAAACGGCAATGAAATCAAAACGGAAGTTGGAGCGGGTTCAGGAATTACGCGAATAGAGAAGTTTACTTCACTGAATGACTTGTCAACTTATTCAGGAGCGGACTATATCAAGAGCCTTGCAAGTAAAGGGGAGTTATTCCTTAATGGTTTTGAAAGAGTTATTGACGCGGAAATTTTCGCAAATGCGTATAAGTATCGAGAACATTATAATGTAGGGGATTTGTGCACTATCATTGTAGATGATTTTTCTTTACGATATGATATTAGAATATTGGGAGTTTGTGAAAGTTACGACACGAACGGTTATCAAATTAGTTTAATATTGGGAGCGTAAAAAATGAGTAAAGGTTTATTTTTCAATTCTGTTAGCGGTGATAGACTTTATAATGCAAGTGATTTTGCAGAATATTTTAAAGGGTTTTTCACAAATGGCGTTTTCTATAACAGTTCAGACGCGTTGAAAGTCTCAGCAAGCGGAAATCATGTTGTAATTGCAAAGGGAAGGGCCAATATAAACGGTTATTGTTTCATCAATGAAAGCAATAGTTATTTAGGAACTTTTGAAAACACAGGCACAAATGCACGATATGACGCTATAGCCGTTGAAGTTGACAGTGAAACAAATAGAAAAATTGATTTGAAAATCATCAGGGGAACGGCAAGCAGTAGCCCGGTAAAACCGACACCAATAGAAAATCAAATTATACTTGCATATATCTATGTAAAGGGAGCGACAACGGAAATCACCAATGCAGATATAACGGACACACGATTTGACAATTCAGTTTGTGGAATTGTTACGCAAGCCGTAAACTCTATTGATGTTCAAAAACTTTATGAAGATATGCAATACAAATTAGAAAGTTTTTACACTGAAAAACAATCTCAATTTGTTGCTTGGTTTGATTTGATTAAAGGTTTGTTGTCGGGTGATGTAGTAACTAATTTTGCGGAAAAAGTAGCGGAATTAGAAGAAAATCAGGGAATTGTTTATAAAGCAACAGGCACAAATGACAATGTACAATTAAAGACAATTATTGACGATTTTTTGGACGGTGCAAGCGATAGCAGACAATTAGAGATTAAAGTTATCGGTGATTTATTTGATTGTACAAGTGTAATCGCAAAAGACAGTGTAAACTATTCTTTAGTTTTTGGGGGAATATCAGGAAAGAGCCGGAAAGTAAAAATTGACTTTACAAATTGCAATGTAATTGTTGGAATTTACAGAATATATGCAGACAGTCAGGCGGAAATCATCGGTTTAAATTATGATTGTAGAAGTAACGGCGTAGGAATTACAACGAATGGAGCACGATTTGAAAAATGTAATTTTAATCTCTCTCAAGGCGTTTTAGGAACGCACGCAATAATGAAAGATTGTAAAATCAAAATTAAAGATTTTGCAGAAGATAACAGAAACGCATTAAAGGGGATAAATTGCGGTGGTTATTTTGAAAGTTGCGATGTATCGGTTATAAAGCAATCATCACAGACACTTACAGGGAGCGGAAACGGTGCTTTTGGTTACTATGTAGATTCTGAAAATTTCCCTTTAAATATTGTCGGCGGTTCTGTAATTGCATATTCCAATAACTCACTTAATGAAGCGATTGGCGTATATATCCCGGCAAGCAAAGAAAAAACCGTTTTAAATGTTTACGGTTTGCGAGTACCGACAATTACAAAGACAGGATATTTTCAGACTGAAAGCATAAAATTAAACAATGGTTTTGGTTCTGTAATTGGTTCAGCGGTTTACAAAGAAATAAAATCATATTCAACAGTTAATTTTCTTTTAGCCGGAAACAACATTGTTAATATGTCAACAGGGTTGAACATTTCATAGAAAAATTGTATATTTATGATGTTTGTTTGATTTGGGGTTCATTTTTTTTTATCTCCTGAAAATCGCCGTCCTTAGAAATAAGGGCGGTTTTTTTTATTCTTTTTTATTCATTTTCTGTTATTACTCTCCACATTTCACTGTCAGGAATATCTAAAACTTTTTGCACTTTTGACCACATTGTTATAGAACCGTTTCTTTTGTTATTTTCTAAAAAAGCGTAGGTTTGTGCGTTTGTACCGATTCTAATTGCAGTTTGTCTTTTTGGAAGTCCTTTAATTTCACGATATTTAATCAATGTTTTACGCATAACTGTTACCCCTTTTTTAATTTTTATAACAAAATTATAACACATTTACATAATAACTTAAAGTAACATATATAATTTTTTTTATGATAAAATTAAAAAAAACGGTAACGAAAGGAAACATTTAAATGTTTAATTATAAATTAATAAAGCATTTAAGAAAGTTGCATAATGTTTCACAGGTAGAACTTGCAGAAAAAATAAATGTTTCAAGGGGAACTATAGCCAATTACGAAATAGGAAACAGAACGCCGGACTTTACTACTCTCATCAAGATTTGCGATGTATTCAATGTTTCTATGGACTTGTTTATTTACCACAATACGCAACAGACAGAGAGAGAATTAATTATCACGCTTGAAGAATTGTTGCAGAATGAAACAATAAAAAAGACAGATAAACAAAAACTTTATGTTTCAATTTGTGAGATTTTCAATAAATACGGAATCAAAAAGAAATAAAAAAAACAGTTGCAGAAAGTTATCTTGTTATGTTACGGTTTGTTATAGTCAACGCAATGGGCGTTTTGTGAGAATGTAACAATGCAATACCTTTGGAAATAATGATGTTGTGGGGGTATTGTAGACAATCGGCAATCACGGGGAACGCGTCAGCCGAATGGGTGGGGGTTGTAGATGAACTTGCCTAGAGCGTATGCGGATAATCGCAGATAAGAAGTTCAACTGTTTTCTATTATCGAGTAAAACAGGTTTTAAAAGCGACAAGGCAACATTGACGGAATGAAACTTTTAAAACACACAGCCGACTTCACGATTAATTTTTTTTCGTGGGGTTGGGGGAAGTTGTGTTTTTTACGCTCCAAAACAAGCATTTCAAGAATGATTTAAACTACATAACAAGTAAAGAATAATATATAAAAAAAATAAAAATATTTTAAAAAAAATAGTACAGATAGTTGACAAAATACATAACTTAATGTAATATACAAGAGTGAAATAAATAAAGACCTGAAAGAGTTCAGGCAAGGAAAAGAAAATGAAAAAGATGAATGAAGTAAAATCAAGAGATTTTGGTAGGTTCCACTCTGAAGAATGGGTTACATACAGAAAAGCAACGATAAGAATTACATTTGATTATTTAAACGACCGTTAGTATTACGGAAGTGAAACTCATTCAATAAGCGGTGTTTTTTATGGAAATTTTGCAGATTTGAAAAAGCAGATTAAATATGACTACAAAAAAAGCGTAGAAACAATGTAAAAATAATAGGGGTAGTTTTACCCCTTAAAATATTTTAAAAGTTGCTATTAAGCAACGAAGGAGCACGGAATGACAGATTTAAATACTGTTGTTTTAGTTGGTAGACTTACCAAGGATTTGGAGTTGAAGTATACCACAAACGGAATGGCGGTTGGAACAGGTTCAATCGCGGTTAATCGTGAAGCAGTCAGGAACAGTGAAAAGGTTAAAGAAACTTCATTCTTTAATTTTTCTATGTTTGGAAAGATTGCGGAAAGTCTTAAAGTCTATATGACAAAGGGAAAACAGATTTGTTTACAGGGAGCACTTAAACAGAGAACTTGGAACGATGAAAATGGCGGAAAACATTCTGTAGTAGAAATCATCGTTGAAAATGTTCAGTTGCTTGGTGGCGGTAATAATCAGAATAATCAAAGTCAGCAATACGACAATAATTATTCTTATGACAATAATACACCGTCATTTTAAGGGGGTTTTGAATGAATGTTTATGAAAAATTAATTCAATCAAGAGTAATGTTTCAAGAAGCAAATGTAAAAAAATCAGGACAAAACAAGTACGCCGGATATACCTATTTTGAATTGAATGACATTTTGCCTATTTGCAATAAAATTTGTAATGAGATTAAAGCCGTTTGCGTTTTGAACTTTACAGAATCAGTTGCAACACTTAAATTTATTGATTGTGAAAAAACCGATGATGTTATCACTTTTACAAGTCCGATGAGTGAAGCGACTTTAAAAGGTTGTCATAAGGTTCAGAATCTTGGAGCGGTTGAAACTTATATAAAAAGATATTTGTATCAAAATTGTTTTGAAATCGCAGAAAATGACGCGTTAGACAGTCAGCCAATCAATCAGAATCAAAACAATCAGACTGAAAACAATTCAGGCGATTCAGGAACACAAAAAAAAGAATCGTTGCCAAAGTGGACGAAAAAACAATCAGACAGTATGAGCGGACTAATGGCAAAGTTTCCTGAAAACAGAAAATCAGTTTACAGGAACTTAATGAAAAGTACCGCCCCACAAGATTTAATTGAAATGGCAAGAGCGGAACTTGAAACACTTATGGAACAGTCGCAACAGGCAGAAACGCAACAGACGGAAACGCAAGAGCCGTACGACATTTTTTAAGGGGGTAAAATATGGAAAATGAATTCTTAAATTTTGTAATTTCCAATTTAAAAGCACAGGTAAAAAAAGATGAAGCACTTCTGAAAGTTGAAGAAAGCGGAAATAAAATTGCGTTTCTACAGGGTTTTTGTAGCGGTTTTAAAAGGTTGGAAAAAATCTTAAACGGTATTATAACTGTAGAAAATGTTTCAGATTGCCCTGAAAATATGTTTTATTATGGAAATGAAGAAAAAAGGTATCATCTTGGAGAAGATAAATTATCATATTCAGATTTGGTTCATCTGAATGTATTTGCCTATGATTTTATTGATTTTTACGATGATAAAATTAAAAGGTTCGTTGATGAAGAAATAGAAGAATGTAAAAATCTTTTATTTTTCAATAGCGAAAAGGGAAGAGATATTTTCTTTTATCACGGCGTTTACCAGGCAATTATTGCCCCTATTGAATACGCAAATGCAATTATTGAAGCGTACAACACAAAAACGGAATTGCGAAAAGATAATCTTTTCAACGAAGATGAAGAATAAAAAAAGTATTGGAGAGAGTTTTAAAATCTTAATTTTAAAGGAATAAAAAATGACCGCAGAATTAATCATTCAGAACGCCCCGGACTTTTCAACGCCCGAAAAGACACAAAAAACATTGCTTGAAGCAATGAAAGCAATGCAGACAATTCAATTAGTTGTAAAGGAAAACTTGACAACTTACTCACCCGAAAATTTCAAAACGATAGAAGAAACAAAAAAAGCAAGAGCCGAATTAAACGCAAGTGCGACAAAAATTAATGAAATCAGAAAATCTTATGAAAAGGAATATTTGAAAGCGTTTTCAGATTTTAAAAACTTGTCAAAAGAAACGATTGATTTAATTGCGGAATGTTCAGGAAAACTTGACGAAATTGTTAAGCAAAAGGAAAACGAAGAAAAACAGGCAAAGAAAACGGAAATAGAGAACTATTGGAAATCAACAGATTTTTCTTTATTTTCACTTGAGAAAGTTTTCAATGAAAAATGGTTAAATAAAACTGTCAAAATGACAGAGATTAAAAAAGCCATTGACGAAGTGCAGAGTAAAACACTTGCAGACCTGAAAACGCTTGAAAGCATTACTCAAGATGAAACTGTTAAAGCGTTGTATCTTGATTGCTTGGATATTGGGTTAGCGATTCAAAAAGCGAAAGACATTGAAGAAAAAAAGCGACTTGCAGAAGAAGAAAAACAAAAGCGAATTGAAAGGGAAACTACAGAAAAACTTGTACAACAACGAAAAGAAGAAACAACTACTTTTGAAGAACAACAGATAGAAAAACTTGCTATCAATTCATTACGGCAACAGGGAAAAACCGTTGACACAGACCCTATACAAACTTATACATTAAGATTCAGGGGTAAAAGAAGCCAATTACACGCGTTAAAGCGTTATATGACAGAAAACGGCATTATTTACGACAAGGTAGAATAATGGAACATTGCGAAGTAGTTTTAAAGCGTAGATTCCTGAAAGGTTTTTTGTGTTTTGAACTACCGAAAGACCAATTAATATTGCAAAGTATTAAAGGGGTTTTATCGGTTTGTCAAAAAAAGCATAATGATTATGTAAAAATCATTTTCAAGATTCCTTACAAGAAAAGAACGCAAGGGAAAAAATCACAGAATTCAGCAATACACGGTTATGCACAACAGATTGCGAATTATACAGGCGATGAAATGGAAGTAATTAAGATGTATTGCAAGCAAAGAGCGATAAAAAGGGGTTATCCGGTAAAGCGAGATAGTAACGGCGATGTTATTATTTCGCGGTTGACAGGTGAGCCAATTCCTGAAAGTTCAGCGAATTGCAATACTGTTGAAGCCGGTTATTTGATAGACGAATTAATCCAGTTGTCGGCAGAATTGGGAATAACTTTATATAACGAATAGGGGGTAAAAATGGAATATGAATTAATCTTAGATTGCGACAGTAACATTTACAGAAAATTAAAGTTTAAGACAAAAGAAGATTGCTATTCTTATTTAAGGGCGTATAAAAAGAAATACGACATTCAGGCAAAATATATTCATTATACGATTATGAAAGATAAGAAGTTTTTTGACTTCAATTCTGTAAAAGTTATAAAGATTATTGAAGATGAAAAGGGTATTGTATTTAAAGCCAAAGACGGAACAATATTTGAAGAAAAAGAAAGATGTTTGAAACACGAATTAAGAATTCAAGAAGATATATTAATTGAAAAACAAAACGATTATTATAAATATCGCAATTACCACGGATATATTTTCAATAAATATTTGAGCGTGAAAAATAAAACCTATAAATATATTATAGATAGAACTAAAAGCAATAAATATAAACGAAAATTATATTGGATAGTGCGAAATAATAACAAAAAAGATTTAATAGAATCGGAAAAGAAATTAATGAAATTAAAAATGGCGTTTTTTGCAGAAGTCAAAAAATACAAGGAAATGCGAAAAGAATGTTTAAATGGGGTAGAAAATGACAGATAAAGAAAAACTTGAAATCCTGAAAAAAGTTTGCCTTGAAAACATTGATTGCAAAGTCTGTAGAGCACTAGGCATTTTTGACTATTGCGATAATCATATACATAAATGCGAACAAATTACAAAGGGAATTGTCGAAGAAGTATTCAGTAACATTTCAAAAGAAAACGAAAAAATCAAAGCACAGTTAAAGAAAAATACTATCGTATGGTATAAACAAGATGTCGATGATATTTACGACACTATCAAAGATTGGAGTATCCATAAATATCTATGCAGAATGAAGGACGGTTCTTTGAATATTGCTATTGGGTGTGCAGATGAAGGTTGCAACGGCGATGTAGGTAGAAGCATATATTTTAAAATCAATGATGAAAAATATTACTCTGATGATATTGAAGAGTGGGCAGAATTGCCGGAGGTATAAGAATGACAGAAACGCAGAAAGAGCAGAGAATACAGGCAAAAGCGAGAAGTTTTGGTTTTTGTTTTGTTTGTGGCAAAAATTTAGGTTCATTGTCGCAATATGCACACAGAATAGCTAACACGCAACAGAACCGGGAAAAGTACGGTTCTATCATCATTGACCATACTTTAAACGGCGAATATGTATGTTCCCTTGAATGTAATTCTAATATGAACATCGGAAACAAGCCGATTGAATGTTTAAAATTAATTAAAAAAATTGTAGAATACGAATTAAACAGATTGGGGGTAAACTATGGCAAGACCGAAGAAAACTGAAACAAAAAATGAAACAATTCAGGAAAAAAGACCTGAAACAATTCAAGCCGTTAAAGACAATGCAGACAGAATTATTTGCAACGGTTGCAAGAAGTTGAAAGTAACAAGAAACCTGAAAGACGGTTCGTTTTTGGGTGTTTGTGAAAAAAACTGTAAACTTCTTAGAGTGAAAAACGGTTCTATGTATTATTTCATCAATGCAGATGAAAAATGCAAGCGAGTTTAAAAAATACCCCTTGAGAGCGTCAAATTAGCCGTTTTTAAGGGGTGTTTTCATTTTTTAATGATTTTATACTACCGATTAAAAAAGAGCGTTAAAAATGGATAAAATACCGTGTAGCGATATGCAGACGAACAAAAATTATTTTGCGTTGTGTACGGCAATAATAAGACAGTATAACGATGATTTGAAAAACATTGATTTTTTAATTCAGGAATTGAAAAAAAATAAATATAATTATCAGGTTACGCAAGATGATATTTTTCACTTGCAGAACTTCCATACTACTGAATTATATGAATTGTGCGTTGATTATATTGAAATGTATACAAAAAAGATTGTGCAGAATAAACTACATAATACAAGTAAAAGCGAGTTGACTTTAAATTATTAAGTCATTATATTTTTTGAAAAGACAACTTAAAAAATTTCGTACCTTTTTTAAGTTGTTTTTACAACTTTATAACCTATTTATTTTTGCGGTACGAACGGTTTTAAAATCGTGCAAAAGTAAATAGGTTTTTTTTATTTTCAGGGGAAATATGAAAAAATATTTTTTTGCGGTTTACGATAGTAAAGACAGAATTGTCAGCACTTTTGAAAATTACAACGAACTGTTAGATTATTTTGACGGAAAAAAATATGGTACATTACGGAACGCAATTTGTCGTGATAAACGAATCAGGTATAAAGAAAATTGGTATAAAATATATAAGGTGGTAAAAAATGGAAAATAACACAATTTTTTTCAGGGAACAAAAAGAGAGAGATTATACCGTTATTAATAACACGGTTTTAAAAGATGAACGGTTATCTTGGAAAGCAAAAGGCGTATTCTGTTATCTGTTGTCGCTTCCTGAAGATTGGGTAATCTACCAAACCGAATTGTTGAAACATTCTACAGACGGAAGAGAGAGCCTTAGGAACGCAATTAATGAACTTGAGAAGTATGGATATTTAGTTGTTGACAAAAAGCGAGATGAAAAAGGACATTTCACGGCAGTTTACAAAATAATTGAAAACCCAAAAGAAAAGACTGAAAGCGGAAAAACCGAATCGGAAAATCCGACACGGGAAAACCGACACGGAAAAACCGAATCGGAAAATCCGACACTACTAAATACTAATAAACAAAATACTAATAAACAAAATACTAATAAACAAAATACTAATGAATTAAATACTAATGAAAATGAGAAGTCAAAACGCTTCACAATTCCCACACTTGAAGAAATTCAAAATTATTGCAACGAGCGACAAAATAAAATCAATCCTGAATACTTCTTGGACTATTACACGGCGAGAGATTGGAAATTCAACAATGGCGGTAAAATGAAAGATTGGAAAGCGACTATCAGGAATTGGGAGCGGTTAGAGAAGAATCGGGAACAACAACAGAATAAAAAATCAGTTTTCGATGAAA